CAAGGCAAGTTTCACGGCTACGGCGCGCAACTCCTCGTGGGAAATGGGGCCGTCGGTAGCAGTCCCCAGACCTACGAGGCCATCGCGGAAGTGTCCTCGATCGCGTTCGGGGACATGAGCACGACGGTCTTCGATCGGACGCATCTTCGGAGTCCTGAAGCGCATCGCGAGAAGCTCGCTGGCTTGCGGGATTCAGGCCCGTTCACGATCACTGGGAACTGGCGGCCGGATCACGAGAGCCAGTCAAACGCCGGCGGCGGGTCGGGGTCGTTCGTCTCAGGCGGCCTGATCGCGCTCTGGATCGCCCGGACGGAGAAGGACTTCATTCTGCGGCTGCCGTATGGGAGCCCGGAGATCGAGTTGCCGTTCGCCGGCGTTGTGACGAAGTTCCAGCCTGGGGAGATCGGGCCGGATGACGGCGTGCCGTTCACGGCGGAGATCACCCCGCTGCGCGACTTCTCGGCGGCGCTGCCGTAACGGTGAACTATGGCAAATCCACACAAGGGTGAGCTGCGGCTCGTCGCTGGCGATCGCAGCTACACCCTACGGCTGACGACGAATGCGTGCGTGGAAGTGGAAGACCTGGCGAAGGGCCGGACGATTCGTCAGATCTTCCTCGGCGTGGCGACGGGCAGTATCCGCGACATTCGGTTGCTGGTCTGGGCCGCGCTCCGTCACCACCATCCGGATGTCGCGACGGACCATCCGGAAAACCTCAAGGCGATTGGCGCGCTCCTCGACTCGTGGGGCGAGATCGACGGCGTCGTCGAGCAACTCCAAGCCTTGATCGGGTTGAACACTGACCCTGGCCCGGTCAACGGAAAGGGGAAGAGCGGGAAGAAAGACCCTCGCAAAGCTCAGGTTGGGACTGGCGTCGCCTCGGACGTGAGTGTCTCGCCCTCGGCCTGAGCCTCGAGGCGTACTGGCGGCTGTCGCTCCGGGAACTGTGGGACATCCAGGCGGCGGCGGAACAGCGGCGAGAAGACGAGTACGACCGGGACATCATCCACGCGTGGTGGATCGTCCGGGTGTGGATCCAGGCGCACCAGAAGGATGGCAAGACGCTGAAGCTACCGGCTCTGAAGACGTTGTTGAAGCGTGAGGAAGCGCGGGCGGTGACGCCTGGCGCGATGCGGACCCAACTGCACATGCTGAGTGAATTTCTCGGGACGCCGATGCGCGTGCGAAAGAAGAAGAAGCGCTGATGGCCAGTAACTCCGCCGTGGTCGGGATGCTCCGGGTCCTCCTCGGGATGGACACGGCCGAATTCACGAAGGCCACGGCCACGGCCGCGCGGCAGGCGCGCGACTTCGAGAAGTCGATGCTGGCGACGGGCCGGCAATTGACCACGGTCGGCGCGGCGCTCACGAAGACGCTGACCGTCCCGATCCTCGGGTTGGGCGTGGCCACGGCGAAAGCGGCGATCGACTTCGAATCGTCGTTCGCCGGCGTCCGGAAAACCGTCAACGCGACCGAGGCCGAGTTTGCCGAGTTGGCGCAAGGGATGCGGGATCTGTCGAAGGAGATCCCGATCAACGTCAACGAGTTGAACAAGATCGGAGAAGCGGCCGGCCAGTTGGGCATCAAGACCGAGAACATCCTCGGGTTCACCGAGGTAATGGCCCAGCTCGGTGTGACCACGAACCTGTCGGCCGAGCAAGCGGCCACGAGTCTCGCGCGGCTCGCCAATATCACCCAGATGCCGCAGTCGGAGTTCGGGCGGCTGGGCTCAACCATCGTCGACCTCGGGAACAATTTCGCGACGACCGAAGCGGAGATCGTGGACTTCGGGTTGCGGATTGCCGGCGCCGGCCAGATCGCGGGCCTGTCAGAGCATCAGATTCTGGCGATTGGATCGGCGATGTCCTCGGTCGGCGTGCAGGCGGAAGCGGGCGGCACGGCGGTCCAGAAGGTCCTGAACGGCATGACCGAGGCCGTGGCCACCGGGGGAAAGGAACTGACGACATTCGCGGAGACTGCGGGCCTGAGCGCGGAGCAGTTCGCGGCGGCCTTCCGTGACGATGCGGCAAACGCATTCAACCTGTTCGTGCAAGGGCTGGGGCGGCAAGGGGATCAAGCCTTTGTCACCCTCGACAAGCTGAAGCTCGGCAACGAACGGGTGATCCGGGCGTTCCTGTCGCTGGCGAATGCCGGGGATCTCCTGACGCGGAACCTCGACACCGCGTCGAATGCGTGGGAACAAAACACCGCGCTGACCGAGGAAGCCCGCAAGCGATTCGAGACCACGGCCAGTCAGCTCACGCTGCTGTGGAACCGAGTCAAGGATGTCGGCATCACGATCGGGAACGCCCTCTTGCCGGCGATTCAGTCGACCATTGGCCTGCTCAATGCCCTGATGCCGGTCCTCGACGGCGCGGCCAAGATCTTCGCGGCACTCCCAGGCCCGGTCCAGATGGTCGGCATCGGCCTGCTCGCCCTCGTCGCGGCTGCTGGCCCGGCCCTGTACATCCTGGGGCACCTGGCCCTGTCCGCGGCCGCCGTCGCGAAGGTCTTCACGGCCAAGGGCCTCGTCACGCAGGCCCTCGCGGGCAACGTCGTCGGGCTGAATACGTCGCTCGGTGTCCTCGGGCGCACCGTCGGCGTAGTGAGCGTGGCGTTTGCGAGCTGGTCGCTGACGCGCCTGATCATGGAGTTCTTCGACCTCGATCGCGCGGTCGAAAAGTACCTGTTCTCCGGCCAACAACTCGCCCTCCAGCTCCAGACGAATCTCGCGTCTCAGGATGCGATCAACCTCGCCATCGAGCGCGGCGCGGACAAGACCATCAACGCGACGGAAGCGTTGGCGTTCAATACCGAGTGGCTGAAGAAACGGCTCGCCGCCTTGAAGGCGTCGGCGGACTCAGAACAGCGCACCGGCGGTGCCACCGCGGCCCTCACCGACAAGATGGGCGCGCTGTCGGCGCAGCTCAAGGCCGCCGATGCCGAGATCGCGCAGCTCTCCGCGTCGGCCCGGTCGAAACTGGTCACCGCCATTCAGTCCGGTGCCTTCTCGATGAAGGAATTGGAAGAGGCCAGCGGCCTGAGCGAGGCGGCGCTCAAACTGTTTCAGGATCGTATCGAGACCACGGCCACGGCCACGGAGGAGGCCGCGGACGACCTCAAGACGTACCGCGAGGAGCAAGAGAAGATCGCCGCCGCCGTCAACCAGGCGTTCTTTGCTGAACAGGTCCGCGCCGACCAACTGAGAATGGCGCTTGCGAAGGTGGAGACCGCCACGATTGGTCTGACGGCTGGGAACTTCCGGTTGCGTGATGCAAGCGGCAAGCTCGACGCCGAGTGGAAAACGAACCTCATTCCCGGCGCGATTGAGGTCAGTGGCCTCCTCGCGGACATCGAACAAGGTTCCACGGCAACGGTCCAGTCCCTGACGAGTTTCGGCACGGTCATCGACAAGGTCGTGATTCCGGCCGCGCAACGGGTGCGGGTCAATCTCCTCACTGCCTTCAGTCAGTTACCGAATCTTCTGGTTCAGGCGTTCACGGGCGGCGGGGGCCTCGCGGGGGCGCTCAAGGCGTTCGGCGTGCAAATCGCGGACGCGATCCTCAGGCCGCTGATGGCCGGCCTCCAAACGGCGGCGCGAATGGCCGTGAGCTTCGGCGCCAGCCTGAGCACGGCCCTGAGCGGCGCCTCGGGGCTCGGCCCGACCGCGACGTCCATTGTCGGCATCGGCACGAGCTTGGCCGGTGCGGCGCTGGCCGCGAGCGCCTGGGGCACGAGTATGGCCGCGGCCGGCGTGGCTGGCACGATCGCGCTGGGCGCCGCCACGCTCGGTATCGGGGCGGCCGTCGTCGGGATCATCGCGCTCGTGAAATGGTTCAACAACGGCCGGGACGAAGCGAACGCCATGACCGCCGAGGTCCTCCGGTTGAATGGCGGCTTCGACGCGATGGCCGAGAAGCTCTTCATCGTCACAGGGTCGCACGACCTGATGGCGCAGTTGATGGACGCGAAGAAGCCGCGGGAAGTCCGGGCAGCTATCGACGACATCAACGCGGCACTGGTACGGTTCAACGACCAATTACGTGAGCTCCGCGGGTCGGCCGACGCGACGAACCAGCGGATGCTGCAGCTCCGGGACATCTCTCCTGAACTGCAAGCCGCGCTCGAGACCGTCTACAACGCCCAGACGCCGCAGGAATATGCGGATGCGATCGGGCGGGTGAATCGAGAGGTCGACGAGGCGCTCCGGAAACAGAGCGAGCTCGACCAGTCGATTGCCGACCTCGGGATCGACTTCAAGAATCTCCCCGCCGAACTGCGTGCCCAAAAACTCGGCCAGGAATTCCAGGACGTCAAGGACGACGTCGACAACGTCACGGAAGCCGGCGTCAGTATGAAGGACGCGATCAAGGGCGCAGGGCCTGCGTTGTCCGAACTCGTGCAAGAGGCGCAGCGGACCGGGACGGAGATTCCGGAATCGCTGCGACCGATTCTCCAGCAGGCCATTGAACACGGCGTCCTCATCGACAAGAACGGGAAGAAAATCACGGACCTGACAGCGGCTGGCGTCGTGTTTGGGAGCACGTACGAAGACAACGGCGAGAAGGTGGAGACGGCGATGGACCTCGTCGTCAAAGCACTGGACCGGATCATCGCGCGACTCGAAGCGCTCGACGGCAAGACCGTTGAGACCAATGTGATCGTTAACCAGGAATACCGGCGCAACGAAACCGCGAACCGCGAACCGACCGAAGGCTCGACGAACGAGGACACCGCGGCGACCGGCGGCCTCGTCACCGCCAGTGGGATCCAGCGCTTCGCCATGGGCGGCATCGTCAAGCCGCGAGACCCTCAGTATTTCGGCATGGGGGGGATCGCGCAGCCGCGGGGGACGGACACCGTCCACGCCATGCTCACACCTGGCGAAGAGGTGACGTCCGTCAGAGATCGCAGCATCACCCATGCCGCGCTCGACGCCTTGCGCGCCGCGGGCGGGTCCACGACGGTCCACATAGGTCCGTTCCATGTCGACGGGGTGTTCAGTGAGGGCGATCTTCAGACGACGATTCGCCGGCGTGTCGTGCCGATCATCGCGAAAGTGATCGAGGACAACGTCGAGGGGAATCGCACGCGATTTCGGGAAGGGTTGGGAGTCGACTGATGCCGGCCTTTCACACCATCTATCAACGGGCCAGCGATGAAGTCGCACGCCTCGCGACGCTCACGATGGAGAGCGGGACCGCTGAGGACAGCTATGGCCCAGAGCGGTTGGTCGACGACAACCCCGCACATCTCTTCAAGACCCTCGGGCTGAGCGGCGCGGTGCAACTCGCCTATGACGAGCCACAGCCCGTTGCGCTTGTGTCGCTGATTCACCCCACCCTGGACGTGGACGACGACGTGCGCTTGCAGGGCGACCCAG